GGTATATACTCATCTACTACTTTACCTAAATTAGTGACCTCTGGTATCTGACCTTCACCCCTTGGGGTAAGACCAAACACTCTGGTATAGGCTGGTGTTTTACTAACAAAGTTAATGTTGGTACCTACATCTACAGGATCTATATTTGTATCCATCTCATAGTTAGAGAGTCCACGTATAATAGCAGTCTGTGGTGATAGGTTACCATCAGCAGCATACATAATAAACTGCTGGTTCTCAGAGAATAGAATCAAACCTGATGCTACTGGTATAATACCATGTAACACAGCTGGTCTGATACTAGAACAGTTAAGATCAACTGGATCAGATGCACTAACTGTCTGAGCTGTTATATGATAGAAGTTATAAAACTCTCCAGACTGACTCATGGATACATTATCTTCTGATAAGAATCCTAGTCTGTTGTTATAAAAGAAAGATTGTTGTATCTTTTCACCATTAAATGAAGGATGTGAGTTAGTAGTATCATCACCAACTAACCTAGCAGTCCATGTAATAGGTCTAAATGTAAATGCGTTGGTACCAGTATTAACTAATTCATGTGGCATTGTAGCTGCTGTAAGACCAGGAGACATACCATGTCCTAAGGTTTCTTCCCAATATCCTTCACCAAAACCACTACCAGCATCAGATACAAACTTAGCGTAGTAGTCATCAGCATTACTAGATGTATTAATAATCTTTACAGTTCTACCATGCACTGCTTCTGTAGGTAGATCTGCTACAGTATTAACTTGATCACCATAACTACTTAATTGCTTACCATCAATACCAGCGTCTGTTGTTATTGTAAAATCAGCAGAGTGAGTTAATTCAAGAGAACCATTTAACTTAGTAACAGTTAAACCAGATATACTTAACCCATCTAAAGCAGCCTTTAAACCAGTTAGTATTTCTGAAGCTGTGGCAGATGAATCACTTGTAAATGTAGCAGTCTGTGTACTACCACCTGTTGTTATATATACTTTATAAGCTGAACTATTATCAACACCACGTAATCTAATTGTAGCTTGACGTTTAGCATTGAAAGAGTTAGCTGCCTGTGCTGTTACAGTTTTCTGTTTGTTAGTAATGATAGATGTATCCTGTACAGTAAGTACATGATAATCATTCTTTGATATAGCTGTAAGGTAATCTCTAGAACTACCTGAGTAAGTAATAGTAGACTTAACATTAGTTGCTGCATTCCATACATGTATTTCTCCATAAGGAGAACTGGATGCACCTACAATACATCCTATATATTTCTCATCATTATCACGATGAATATAGAACCATTTAGCATTATCTAAATCTGTATTATCATATGCAGTACCGCCACTATCTTTTAAAACTGTTAGGAATTTAAGCCCCGGTCTTTTCTGCAGACCAAATGTAGGATCAGGGTAAGCATTAAGAGCTTCACGAACTTGACCCGGAAACTTCTTATCATCTGGTTGCTTAGATACCCCACCTAAATAATTCGGGACACGTTGTGTAACACTTGCCATTAGCGTTGTAAAGCTGTATAAGGTTTATAACTGGTGTAATGTCTATTACCTTCTGGGTGTCCAAAGATAGTAAAGTCACCTTGATTGCATTCGTACTCTAGTGCGTTAGCTCTAGCCAATGCTTCACGTTGTTGTAGTGTTTGGATTAATTGTGGATCGCCAATGATTCGTTGAGCTGTAATGGTTGCTGCCTTGGCGACCATGTAGTTTTGTATAGGTGCAGGAAGGTCAACCCAATCAAAAAACCAAACCACATCAACTTTAAATTCGTCACCTGCTGTATCTCCTATTTCATAAGTATGATTATATCTATCATATATTTTACCATCACGCCTAACAGGATCTATGTTACCTTTATAAGATTCCGAGAAATCTATTTGTAACATGTTGTTAGGTATTTCATATTGTCTATTACTATTAGTTACTATTTCATATTCAAACTCTTGGTTGAATGTCCAACCTTCTGCTTGTACTTCTTTTGATACCTGTAACAATGTATCATATGCAATCGCAACGTCTGGGTTGGTTTGATCTAATGTAGTTACAGGAGCCTGACCTACTGATGCGAGTATTTGATTAACAGCAGGTAATTCTTGTGTTGCATTAGTGGTAGGTATCGGCATAATAATATTTGTAAATAAAAAAAAGGGAACCGAAGTTCCCCTTATAGTTTAAGCAGCACGGTTAGCGTCACCGCTTGCTTCATTGATAGCTGGGCTATCTGCTTCCTGACCTGAATAGGCTGTACGGAAGTTCATTGTTTCTGAGTATACCTCAGAGTCGGCTGTTGTACCGCTCTTTGTTTTAGCTACAGAGTGTCTGATAGCACTACCTTTAAGTGAGCCTGTACTGTTAGTTGCATACTTATTACCAGCAGCAAGTGTACCAGTTACAGTGGCTAAAGGTAAAGCACTAGCAGCAGCTACAGCAGAGTTTGTAGTTCTAGGGACTGGACCTGTAGGACCAGCAACACCTTGACCTTCATTAGGTGTAGCATCTGTGTTACCCTGAGCTAAGACTGATAAATTTGTCATAGCTTAGTTCTCATATTCAAGGGATGTAACGTAACCAACTACAGCACTACTTGTACCTGCGTCACTAGCTGAGACAGTGATCTTGTCACCAATACGGTAACCGTCACCGTCAGCAGCAGCTGCAGCATCTACAGCAATTGCTGAGCATACGTTACTTGCAATGGTTAGGTCAACTCTAAGACCTGAACCACCACCATCTGTGGTTGTTGCTTTATTATCAACAGTACCATTAGTACCACTACCAGTTCCATTTTCACCAGTAGCGGTACCAACAGCTATCGTTGCAACAGAGCCACCTGCTCTTCCCCATTCAACTGGGGGCTGGTTAAACCATGTCTTAGATGTAAGACTACGGATACCAGTAATCGGATGTGCTCTTGGCATGTTACCTCACCTATGCGGTTTGGATTTCGATTGCAGCAGCAGGGTTTAATGTACCACAGCCCATAGCAAGACGACCAACGATTATATCACCTTGGTACATTGTCTTTATGTCATTACCTGTGGTTTGAACCTGAGGACCAATAGCTTCTACACATGCAGCAGCATCTTTCTGATAGATAAGACCTGCGTGATCTGCGAATGCACCATTGTAAGCATTGTTCTCACCAGACACAGCTGCGATAGTACCAGCTTGGAAAGGTAGGTTGTTAGAACGCTTGATAGAGATGCCAGCAATAGACACAAGACCTTCACCTGAGTTTAGGTTACCTTGGCTGTTACCATAGTCTCTGTTAAGGATGTTAGAATCAACCTGAGAGATCAGTGCGTAGTATTGACGTGGGTTTAGTACCGCTGTTCTACCAGACTTAGGTAGATTTTTCTCGTCAAGGATAGCAGCTGCTTCAAAGAATGCATCAACTAGTTTCTGTGCATCATACTGGTTACCTGAACCAATTTGAATTACGGAACCACCGGGTTCTGGACCGGGAGCTGCTGTGATAGGATGAGCTTCACGTGCTGCAAGTGCGATTGTACGGAAGACTTTCTTATCATATGCTTCTGCTAATGCGTGACCAATCTTAGCAGAGATTTCAGATCTAAGTGAGTAGTGAGCAAGAGTCTCGTCTAAATCATACACGAAAGCTGAGCTAACGAGTAGGTCATCACATACGATGGTCTTCTCTGCTACTGGTGGATCACCTGAACCGAGGATTGGTGTGCCGGGTTCATGGTAATCGGCGGTCATACGACCTGTGAAGATAAACTGTAGAGACTTACCGTTCTTTAATTGACGTGTCTGTACAGTACCCTTTGCTATTGTAGCTGACTCATAAGCTTTGAATAGCTCACCTGAGAACAGCTTGAGGTAGGTAGCGTACTTGGTATCATAAGCTGTACCAAGTGCTAACGGGGTTGAGCCAGTATTATTAAGGGTACCAATACTGGTTGCAATTGTATTAGCCATTTATATGGAATAGGTTTAATTATTGATTCGCTTCTCGAACGTTCAAGAAAATATTCAGTTGTAGGTTGTGGTCTTTTCCCACCGTCGACGGCTAAGGGTATCCAAATGTTTTCTCCGTAGATATTCATTCGGGCCAGAGCCAATTACAGAGAGGTCCGACACTGAGGTGCCTCTCTGCTATGGAAATTAACGTGTAGTACTTCTATGTGTATGAAAAAGGCTAGAGCCAAGAAGACTACTAGCCATAGTTCATTAAACTTTTTCACTAGAAAGTAAACTTAGCTCCAAGTTTTGTACCATATGTGTTATCAGTATCTTCGTTAAATAGGTTAGCGAATGATACCTCACCATATACACCTAGCTTTTCAGTAGCAGCTACAGAACCGCCGATCTTACCAGTAGTTACTGATTCAGAATCGGAGCCATCAACAGCGTTGATAGTTCTACCACCTTGGATGTAGTAAGCAAGCTTACCTACGTCACCTTCAAACCCTAAGTGAAGATCAGTAGATCTTGACTCGTAGTTAGAAGCTGTATAGTTAGCGTTGGTCTCTACGTTTACATATGGGCCAGCCATTGCAGGTGTAGAAGCGAGGGTGGTCACTAGGACAAGTGCAAGTTTTTTCATTAAATTAATCTTTGATAG